ACGACGACGCGGCGGCAACGGCGGCACCCCGAGATCATCCAACCACGCCGCAACCTCCACCGTCCCGCTCAACAGGACGACCGCCACGCCTGCCCGCCTCGCGCGGTTATGCCACACCACCTGGATAGGACGCACGCGCCCGCCGGGGCGCTTCAGCTCCACCAGATACACGCGCCCCTCCCAGATCACCAGCCGGTCGGGGATACCCGCGTCCGTCGGCGCGAGCTTCGGGCACAGACCACCCGCCGCGCTCACCCTGTCGTGCAGGAGGCGCTCGGCCAAAGACTCCAGCTCCGTGCTCACGCTGCCACCTCCTCGGGCCAGGGATACACGACGGGAGCGGCGTTCACACCCACCAGGGAGTAGATGCCCAGCGTGTGGTCGATCCACCGACGCACGTCGGATCGGTAGGTCAGCAGCCCGGCGCGCCTCGTGTGGGCGATCAGCGCGGCGCACGCGCTCGCGTCCGCCATGAGGGGGAGCATGGCGCGGATGCGACCAGGAGCGAGACGAGGGCGGACGACGCGGCCACCACCGAGGCCGATCACCGTCGCGCGATAGGTCGGCGGCGCGCCCCCAAGGTCAGTGTTCCTGAGCGCGTCGGTCAGGCTCACCCACACGTGGCCGCACGAGTCAAGGCCCACGAGGAGGCGACGATCAGAGTCAGGCTCAGGGATCAGGGCATAGTCAATAACGTAGGGGCGGCGCTTGCCGCACGGTTCTTTGCGTTCCATACACCACATGTTAGCGCTTTATGCGCCGTCCTGTCGAGCGGCGGGGCCGACCTCGCACGCCCGCGCCCCGGCGTTCCGCGCTCGGACTTGTTCAGTATAAGGCACCTAATACAAGCTGTAACGCGGGTCTTGTTACAACTCTTGTTACAGGCTTGTTACACCCTGTTACGCCCGGAATATCAAGGCAAACGCGGTAAAGCGCTCGGTTCCCGTAACTATAAATCCTATTTACTTCTAATAAGAAAAAATTGTTCTATAGTAAGACAGCCTGTTATACTACTGAACAATTCCGCTAAAAATCTGCTCTATATAGGAAAATGGATGCGCTCTGTTACAACAAGTGTAAAGTTCCCCGAAATACCAACGAAAAACACCCGTAACAAGCGTGTAACAAGGTTGTAACAAGGTTGTAACAAGACAAAATCCTGTTACAAAACGCCCACAAACGTTGAAACCACGCTGTAACAGAAACAAACCGCTAACCTACTTGACACATTCACCCCGCCGCCGAGCCACGCGCGCCCCACAAGGTAGGCACACCGGCACACCACGAGGTAGGCCCCGCGTGCTACACTCACCCCATGACCCCACGACCCGGCACCTCCCGCACCGGCACCGCACGCCACAAACGCTGGCGCGTCCGCGTCCTCCACCTCGCACAAGCCAACGGACAGACCCACTGCCCAGACTGCGGACAGCCGCTCGCATGGGGAACCACACTCCAGCCACGCAGCCCCGAACCAGACCACGTGGTGCCAGCCGCACGAGGCGGGCGCGACACCATCGACAACGCCCGCGTCACATGCCGCCAATGCAACCAGAAGCGCGGCTCAAAACCCATCCCAAGCCAGCCCAGGCCAACCCAGGCCCACACCGTCGGAGGCATCCAATGGTGAACACCACCTACCCGAAACCCAACACCGACTGGATAGGACGGACCATCAGGACCGAAGTCCCCGAAACACCGGGAACCAGTATCTCGGATGTGGCAAACCTCACGCCCGAAATGGAAACTTACCACTTGACAAGGGGCGGTATCCCCTCCCCCAACAACCAGGAACACCCAGAGGCCCAAGCGAAATACCCCCCTGGGGTATTCCCTATCCCCTCAAAGCGCTAAACACGTCACGCGCTAAAACCACCCGGATATGCTATAATCGGCCCATGAACGACTTTGACCTGCTCGATCTGCTCGACGAGACCCCCAACGGGGCATACTCCGTCGTGATCTTCCCGAACCGCGACGCTCTGCGACGCAAATTCCAGCCGTTCGTCGGCCAGTACGACCCCACGTACCGCACCCACTCCCTGCACCGGGCGGAGTATCTGGAGGACCGCAAGCGCCGCGCCCGCGTCTATCTGCGCACGCCTAAGCAGATCACGGCGGCGAACCGCAACCGCGCCATTGACGGCGCGGTCAGGGCCTATATCGCGCCCGGCGTGAACGTCTCCTACCTCATGGAAACCTGCCTGAAGAAGTCCGGCATCCACGAGGTGCTGCCAGCCGACGCGGCGGGGCTGATCTGACATGCCCGAGAAGTACGACCGCGAAGCGGAGCTGCGCGACCTCCTGGACACCGCACGGGAGGCCATCCGGGTGGCGAAGCCCGATAGCCTGTCGGCGCTCCTGAACACCGCCAACAAGCTGTCCCGCGACCTCTACGAGCTGGAAAACCCGGCCTCCACGGCCTCCCCCACGCCCCCCAAGGGCCACGAGGAGACCGCCGTGGACATCTTCAAGGCGAGGATGCGCAAGCGTGACACCCGCGCCTCCTAGCCGGGAGGCGCTGGAGGCATCCCAGCGCCCCTGCGTGACCATCACGTCCCCCTCGATTGACTCGCTGGGGGACCTCGCCATATCCCTGGCAGCCGACTACAAGCTGGTGCCGGACCCCTGGCAGGCGTGGGTGCTCGACAACTGGCTGGCGACCGCCGGGGACACATGGGCCAATCTCACATGCGGCCTCGCGGTGCCCCGCCAGAATGGCAAAAACGCCGCCTTGGAGATCAGGGAGTTGTTCGGCGTGATCGGGCGCGGTGAGCGCATCCTGCATACGGCGCACGAGGTGAAGACGGCGCAGAAGCATTTCCGCCGCCTGAAGCACTTTTTCGGGCAGAAGACGAACGACCCAGGCGCGAAGTTCCCCGAGCTGAACGCCCTCGTGGAGAACATCCGCAACGTGAACGGCCAGGAGGCCATCTTCTTGAAGAATGGCGGGTCTATCGAGATCGCCGCCAGGTCGAAGGGGTCAGGCCGTGGCTTCACGGTCGATATTCTCGTCATGGACGAGGCGCAGCAGCTCACGGACGAGGCGCTGGAGGCGCTTCTGTCCACCACGTCGGCGGCCCCGCTGGGTGACCCGCAGTGGATTTACACGGGTACGCCGCCGGGTCCGACGGCGGAGGGCGAGGTGTTCTCGCGCGTGCGCCGCGACGCGCTGAGCGGTGAGTCCTCGCGCACGTGCTGGGACGAGTGGTCACCGCCGGGCCTGCCCAGGTCGCTGGCTGATGTCGATCTGGATGACCGGGACCTGTGGGTGCGGACCAACCCGGCGGTCGCGTCTGGTCGCCTGAAGCTGAGCGTGATCGAGGCCGAGCGCAAACGGTACTCGGACGATGGCTTCGCCCGCGAGCGCCTCGGCTGGTGGGCCTCGGACGATGCAACCCGCCGCTTGATCTCGCTGGATGACTGGGAGGCGACCGGGGTCACGGCCCTACCGCTCGAGCTGGCCTCGGATCGCGCGATGCGCGCCCTTGGGGTGGCTTTCTCGAAGGATGGGCGGCGCGTCGCGGTGGCTGGCGCGCTGCACGACCGCAAGACGGGCGTGTCCCACGTCGAGCTGATCGACCTCGAAGCCGGCGATTTTTCGACTATGAGCAGCGCGGCGCTCGCGGAATGGCTGTACGAGCGGCGGGGCCGCTACTCGGCGGTGGGTGTGTCGGGCCGGTCGGGCGCTCTGGCGCTCCAGCAGGACCTGCGCGCCCTTCGCCCGCCGCGCCGCTACCTGCACGTCCTGGACAACGCGGAGTACTTCACTGCCTGTTCGGGCTTCTTGAACGCGGTCCGGGGTCGCACGGTATCGCACCCTGGCGGGTATAATGCGAGCAACGACCCCCTGGATGCGTCTGTGGGGGTGTCAGACAAGAAGATCAGGACGGTGGACGGTGCCTGGGGGTGGCACTCGACGGCCCAGGAGGGCGACGAGGTGCCCCTGGAGGCCGTGAGTGTTGCGCTGTGGATGGCGCGGACGACGCGCCGCCGTCCTAACAAGCGCCAGGAGGCCCTTGCATGAGTACGAACGTTGACCTGCGTCTGATCGCGGGCATGGGACCCCAGCTATTCACCGCGCCCAGCGTCGCTGGCCTGCCCGTCGATCTCCAGGCGACGCTGGAGGAGCTGGTGAATACCTGGCAGGCGCGCTATCCGGGCAACGCCCGCCGCCAGGCGTACCTCGACTGCAAGGTGTACGTCGATAGTCTGGACATTGCGCTGCCTCGTGAGATCGCGCGCGACCTGCGCCTGGTCTCCACGTGGCCGGAGAAGGCGGTCTTCTCGCTCACGTCTCGGTGCCACTGGGACGGTGTGGTGGCTCCGGATGGCACGGAGGACCCCTACGGTCTAGCCTCGATTCTGGAGGAGAACCGTTTTTCGACGGAGATCGGGCAGGCGGTCGCGTCGGCGGCGACGCATGGCGTGGCCTTCCTGACGACGCTCCCCGGTGACGTGGCGGCGGG